ATTGACTAATGTTCTTGGTAGGTAATATACGTCTTGACCGTATATTTTTAATCCCTCAATGATAAGGTCTTCGTGTAATCTTTTTTCGGCAGTATTGCCAATTCCTTTGCCACCTTGAAAGTAATGGTTGATTGCCATAATTATTACCCTATCATTATAGCTGGATTTAATTCATATGTTGTTCTAATTTCTACTTCTAATTTTTCAATGTCTTGCATTGCTTCTTGAAAAATTTGTTGACCATTTAAGGTTACACCACCTATCATTTGAACACCACCAAATTTAGATAAGTTAGCACCCCATTGTTTTTTAAATAAAGCGGTCACATATCTTTTTAAAAATATGTCATTAAAAACATCTGTATTATTTGCTGGGTCTAATTTTCTATAACATTCAATTACCAAATATTCGCCAACTTCTAAATCATTTTTCCAATCCATATCAACATATAATTTATTTTCGTGTTGATTAAATCTCATTGGTTTCTCACCTACTAAAATATGGTCTAAAAAATCTAAATGTCTTAAAACTACATCATAATTTATTATTGAAGTTGATGAAAAGTCATATAGGTCATTTAGTCTTAATTGATATCTTACGTCAAATAAGTTTAGATTACCTTTATTTGAGAAAGGAAATATATTGATTATAGAAACAATTGAACTTGGTATTGCAAGAAAATTTTGTCCCTCTTTCCAACTATTGGTTACAGAACCGACCGTTGCTGATTCAGTTGAATCACTTGTCATTCTATCTTTATCTGCTTGAGTGTATTGATATTTTAAATATGTTCTTTTTACACCATCATAATGGTATTGAGTAAAATATTGTAAAGCCTCGTCTATTCTATCTTCAAGTTGGTCGTCATCAACATTGATTTCAATAACTGGTTTACCTAATGCTCTTAAAGCATATTGTTTTAAATTCTCTCTACTTGCTGGTTCTGCCATTTGTTATACCCTTTTCTGGTATATTTATAATAATTATTTCAGATAGGGTTGATTTTCTGATACAATCGGAAATAAGTTGTCGGAACAGAATAATTTGATATCTTCATCTGGTAAACCAAGAGATTGCATAACTCTAGGCGTATGAGGATTCTTTTGTTGATGTTCAGAATAGTAATTTTGCGCCTTGATTACATCTGCCATATCAGCTTCGCCTTCGTGATTTCTAATTTTATCTATGTAATTATTTAAATTAGAAACTGCCATTGTACAAATTTTATTTAATTCGTCTTCTTCTCTTACATTACCAGCGGCTATCATACCTCCCGAAAAGATAGCCTTCGCCCAATCTGGTAATTCTCTCTCTTTGCTAGGTTTAAACCATTTATTTTCTTCTATGAACCACTTTGTTAATGGGTGGTCTTTCTGTAATAATGGACTAAAATCGTGAAAAGCACCTGTTACCTTTTTTTGACCTGCAATAATATCAAAACCATAAATTGGTCCTCCGTTTGTCAACATAGGAAAAAGACATAGATGAGCCATCCATAATCCTTTTGACTCTCTTACATCAACAACATCTAAATGTGCTCTTCTAATATATCTATTGTTCCAGGTTCTATTGACCCAACCTAATTTTTCATTGTTGAATCTTTCCATACCTGGTTCATTATATTCAGTTAGATTTTTATTTAAGACTTCAATAGTCTCATCTTTCCACTTAATAAGTCTTTCCCAAATCATACATTTCCTTAAATAGTTTTGTTGCGCTTTCAAAACAAAATATTGCTTCAGGCAATACATTTATTTCGTAAACATTTAAATAACTTTCAACTCTTTCTTTTACAATTCTTTTATATTCTTTATGTTCGCCGTGTTTAAATATATAGTATCTATTAGGTCCAGGCGTTTTTCTTTTTATCATTTGACCACCCGATAAATCACCTAAATGCCTAACATATACGTGAGCATACAATTTTTCATTTTCACCTCTAATAGTTTCTAAATGTTTTAAATATTCAGTTGTACTTTCAGTTTGAACAGGTGGATTATCTGTATCTCCCCATAATGCCTTGTAATCATAAAAAATATGAGGCGCTCTTGGTAAATTTTTAGTATCGTGAAATAGAGAACTTTCTAAACAATATTCTTCTAGCTTACCATAACATAATAATTGATTGTAAAGGTAAGTTGCATATAGTTTTTCATTAATATTACCTGATAAAAGTATCTTTACAAACTGCTGTCTTTCTGCGTTTTTATGATACTCCCAAGTTAACTCGGTAATTCTATATTTCTTCTCTTGTTCCATCTTCGTTAATTACAAATCCTTTTTTCCAATTTTCTATTGCTTCTTCAGATTGTTTTAATCGCCATTCACCTTTTTCCATTGTTTCTTTAAATACGTCTGGTGTAGCAATAACAAAATCTGATACGTTTACTATGGCACTTACAACAATTAATTGTGCTTTTTTAAATTTTTTAGGGTCATATTTAAATAAAGGCGTAGCAAATGCTTTTATATCTTCGTCAACATTTAATAGTTGAGAAAACATTGATAACATTGTAATATAGACTACTTGTAAATCAAAAAAGTCTTTACCTTTATAGAGGTCATAATTGTTTATACCATAAAAATTAAAGTGTTCTCCTATAAAAGAAAAACCGTCTAATTGAGTTGGTAATTTTGCGTGAGCAGGAGCACCATTTAACATTGGTGCTAAATCATATGGCCATTTGTCTTTCCATAATTTAAAAAATTCAGGACCTTGATTTAAATGTTCAAAGTCAATTTCATCCATAAATCCTTCAAGTCTATCAATATAAGTCCATACATTCCACCAATATGTGGCTTGATGTTCTTTAGGATAAATTGAAGTGTCTTTAAAATCAGTAAAGATTTTATGATTCTTAAATTTTTTGAGATTTAAATTTGTCTTATACATTTCAACTCACTTTGTTAATAATAAAATACTTATATAGTATTTATTAATCTCCTGGAGGAGATTTCATATGAGAACGATAGTTGCTACTACCCCAAGATGAACCAGTTGCTGACTGATATCTGTAAGGCATACCTTCATATAGATAAGTTTGGTTATTTGGTTGATAACCAGAGAACATTATTTTACCGTCCCAATTTCTATAAGCGTACATTGAAACCGTTGGGTAACCAAAAGAGTGTAAGTCAGTTAACCTACTATTCATTGGTTGTACACCTCTTCTTTTTCTGTGTCTGTTTGTAGAGTTATCTTCAAAACCTTGAGAAGGCATATGCCAATATCCGTCAGAGCCGTTGCTAGGTGAATCAGAGTGACCTGAAGCAGTAAATACATAATCATATGCACTACCATACCAGAAACTACCATCTTCATCTAATATAATTGGGCAGTCATAAATGTATGAACCATCACCTCGTCCTTCGTTTTGACCTGCAATCCATTTAACATATCTAGGTCCTCTACAATGTGAAAACATTCCGTGAACACCACCTGATTGATACCAGTATCCGTTTTGTGAACGTGAACCTCTTGTACCATAAGTACCATAGTTACCGTCTGAAATCCATAACATACCAGTTGATTTTTGTCTTATGTATATCCATTTGTTTTCATCACCACCACACCAAAACTCGTCAATATCTCCGTTTAAATGAAAGTCTGCTCTTTTAAACATAGACTGATATCTAGTTGCGTTATCACCTATACCATAAAAACCTGGTGTATTTCCTGATGTCCAGTAACCTGTGTACCATAAGTAGCCTTCGCCATCAAGTACCCAAGTACCCACCTGTGATTGAGTTGAATAACCCCAATGTTGTAGCATTTTCATACCACCATATTTGTTCCAATCTACTTCAACTCTTCTTGGAATATAGTAGTAGTAAGTACCTTCGGAAGTGTGTGAGTTAGAACCTACACCAGCACCACCGTGAACTGATTGACCCCAGAACCATAACCAACCATCTTCGTCTAATGCGTGGTATGATGGCTCAGTACAGCCCTCTGCCCACATATCAACGATTCTTTTGTTGTTAAAAAATTCTTGAGGAATTTTAATTGGTCTTTTTACGTTTGTTGAGTAAAAAGCAAATGAGTAAGGCGAACCACCGTTAAAGTCAGTTGAGTTGTTTATTCCTGGGTTACCGCCACCAAATTGTGCTTGGTTGTTTCTACCCCAAGTCCATACTGAACCGTCTTCGCCTAATGCAAATTGTTGATTACCTTCAGAGTTTTGTCCTTGACCTGAAGAACCTATTTTTACAATTTTTGTATCGTTAAATGAACGTATTGTTTCACCTAACCAATCTACCGTATCATCAGCTGATACTCTGTTTGGATAATATCTGTCTGTTGTATTTGTTACCGCTATGTGATGACCTAAATCGTAAGTTGAGTTATCACCTGAAGAATAAACTTCTCCGTTATTCATTAACCAGAAACTAGAGTTTGTACTTGATACGTGTTGGATTACTCTTGGTGCCTTACCATCAGGTGTTACCATTCTACCTGTATGTTCAGTAGCAGTTAAATTTTTATTATCAGTTGAAGTCATCCAATCTGTAAATGTAAA